GCGGCAGCAGCAACTGATTCTAAATCACCAGATGTTGCACCAGTATTAGTTGCATTATTAGCAATTGCAGGACCAGCATAATCTCCTGCACCTGTAAGCCTAATAGCGTGTGTATCTGCTGAGGCACCTACAAATTGAAGTTCTACTGAACCCGCCAACCCCCACCAAATTCTTTTAATACTTAATTTAGCACCATTTGCGTGACCACTTAATGCACTTGCGTCCAAAGCAACAGAAGTAGCACTATCAGAAGAATGATCCAAATGAACAACTACTGTTCCATGTTGACTTGTTCCTCCTTGACCACCAGCAGCCACAACTGTATCTCTTATATTTCTTGTTGCAAAAGCCATTTTGTTTTCCTTACTTTATTAATTCGTTATCAAAATAATCCTCAATGTCATTTACCTTGACACCGTGTTTCTTCGCCACCTTACTAATAATACTTTCTATTTTTGAAACAATAGAACCTTTAGTATTATTAATTATATCATATACATCATTAATTGCCTTCCGTAACTTCGGAGATAATTTTTCAAACTCCTGTGTTCCTTCAGGACCACTATACCTTCGTTCATCAAGTTGTTTTCTAAACTTTTTAAACGGCAGGTTGTTCATCACTATCATCCTGCGGTTGGTCAGCTTGTGTTTCAACTTCAGGTGTAGTTTCAGTTTCATCCTCAGGTTTTTCAGGTTCTACTCCTAATCCAGAAGGTGCAATTGCACCCGAAACCTTATCTAATCCAGCAGCATCTTTTATTGCTTCAGCATCTTGAGCAGCATTCAACCAATCACTAGCAACAGTTTGCCTTTTATTGTCCAATGCTGTTCCAATCTTACTTGCAAGAGCATCCTTAAATGCACTTTGAGCAGCAACATTATCATCAGCCGCAAGAGAATCAACCATTTTTACTACATTATCATCTGGCATAATTATTCATCTCCTTCTATATTTATATCGGTATTATCACCCTTATTACTTGAAGTTGTCATTGTTTCTGCTTCAGGATGAGCAATAACACCAGTCTTAATTTCGTTTTCAATTTGAGAATCAATATCAGCAATATCCTCATCAGTTTGTCGTAAAACATTTTTCCTTACATATTCAAGAGAATAAAATTTTCCAATATATGGAGTTATCGCACCTGCTAAATCAATTCTATCTCTCAATAGTTCTGCATTTTTTAATTCTGCAAAATATCCATCTTTTAAGAAACTATATTGTATATGTTCCTTAATTTTTGGCCAATCATCTATTGTAATAATACCCTTTAAAACAAGTTGTGTTTTTAGAATATCATTAAAAACCTGTGTAAATCTTTTTCTCAATCGTTGAATAAATTTTGTAAACTTTACTTCATCCCTTGTAATTTCTGCTGCCTTACCAAGATTAAAACCACTATCTGATTCCATTCTTGAAATAGGAACATTCAATGACTTATATAATTTCTTTTGAAAGTATTGAACATCTGAAATCTCACCAAGATTTTGTCCACCTGAAAGAGTAGTAACTTCTGTTCCTTTTGCACCCTCTCTACGAGGTAACCAAAAATCTTCGAGCATAGACATATGTTTTCTATCATCCCGAATCTCTCCAGTTGAAGCGTCATAGACAAGTTTATTTCTATATCTTGCCATAACATCCCGAAGGTATGCTTCCGCTTTTACTTTAGGTAAGTTTCCTACATCAACATAAAAAATTCTTCGTTCAGGTGCTCTTACTATTCTGTAAATAACAACAGCATCCTCAATCATTCGCAATTGATTGACAGGTTTAATTGCCTTATGCAAATGACTCATCACTAAATTTTTATTCTGGTCTATGACACCAGAGGTGCAATATGTAATAGTATCAGCAGCAATCTTGACACCAACATTTGATGTTGGTCCTTCTATGCCTCTTTCATTATAGACAAACCACTCCGCAGTTTCCTCTATAACTTCAATTCCTTTTCTTTTAACATCACGGTGTTTTTTAACCTCACGAATCTTTTTAATTTTTCGTGGGTCAATATACCGTAGTTCCGTTATTCCTTTACGAGGACTTGCTGGGTCTATTACCTTATGAAAGTATATTCTACCATCAATATACCATCGCTTAAAAATGTCGTGACCCTTTTCATCAAAATTCATTAAACTTAAAATTTCATCAAATTCATCACGAACTTTTGTTTTAATGTTATCAGAAATTCCTAGTTTATCCAAGGAAATAGATACGGATGAATCTCTTTCATCCGATACAATAACCTCATTGATGATATCTTCAACTGCCATATCACATTCTGGATGTTGAGCAATCTCCCGATATCGTCTTATTAAATCTGTTTCATTTTTAGCGGTAACATCCATATCCAAGTATTGGCCGAAATATCCGCCAGCAGATATAGTTGTTGTGCCGTCATCAGGAGAAGGAACAGTAAATGCTTGTGTAGATTTACTGTCCGTCTCCTTTTTTGGTCTCGTTATTTGGAATCCCAATAGTTGTACCATATTATATTTCCTTTAATAACTTTTTTGTTTATGTAGTAGTATCTGTTTCAAAATACTGATATTGCCAAGTTACATCAAATTCTGCAACTTTTGTTGCTTCAGCATAACTAAAATCAAAGCCAGGTAGTGAAGTTGGGAATAATCCTCTAAAAGTCCAAGACTTTAAAAGAGTTCCGTTCCTATCTAAACTATCAACAAATGCATCCACCTGATAATCTGTAGGATTAGTTAACCCTTCGTTATCAGTTATATTATTCATACCATTCATCCAACGCTCAATCGCTCTGTATATCTTATAGTCCGTATCATTGTAAACAGTAGTCGTCCAAGATGTGAAGCTTCGGTCTCCTGCCATATGCAAAGTTCTGCCTCTAAAGTCAACGTTAACTTCGCCAATCGTGTGTGCAGGTAAAGATGAAGCATGACATAAGAATGCCATTTCTTCAGTTTCTCCACCTACTGCCGCAAAACCAGGGAAAGGCATCGTTACCTTAAACTGATTAAGTCTTGTACCGCCGCCTTTTAAACGAGCTTTAAAATCATCAATGTTAGCCATTTTTTATTTCTCCCTCTATCTATTAAGCGCCTGCAACTTCAGAAAAGGCTACGCCTGTTCTGGTTGCTACGAAGTTAAGTGTTATGAAGTTAATAGAACGAGCAGGTTTGATAAAGATATCAGCCCTAAATTCGTTTCTGTCTATTACTTCTCCAGTATTATTTGTGCTATCACAAACAACTAAAAAGTCAGTTATACCTCTACGACCTTGTACATCTCTCAAAAACGGTTCTACTAAATTTCTAAACCCTGCTCTTGTGAACTCATCATTGAACTCAAAGAGTTGGAATTTAGCAGCAGTAGCAATCGCTTTTTCAAGAACAATGAAAAGTCTCCTTACATTGATTCTATCAAATGCACTTGGTTTTGCTTGAGCAGTTTTATCACCGAACAATACAGTTCCCTGACCAGGGAAAGTAACAACAGGATTAACTCTTGCTTTGTATAATTCATCTCTTTGTGTTTGGTTAGGATTAAATGCAAGTTTAACTGCACCCCTAATTTGACCACGATTGAAACCACCTGGTGAAAACCAAGGGTCTGCTACATTGTCAGTCCTTGCACAAAGACCAGCGATATCGCCGTTCAATGGTACATGCCTATATACATCATTGTATTTGTCATATTGATACTTGTATCCACTATCAATTACTGCATAACTAGATGAAGATAAACTATCAGCAAAGCCTTTGACATTAACAGTTTGAGAAATAGGATCGCTTACATTCACCACATCTTCTCTTGCAGGTGAAATAAATGCTACACAATCTTTTCTACTTGTTGCAATATCAATTACTTTAGTTGCTTTAGTTGCTCCAGTAGCATCAGCAGCTGTATGAGATGGTCCACCGAGTAACAATGCAATATCAACTGTTTCAGCATCAGCGAACTTATCAAATCCCAATGCATATTCAGCATTAGTAATTGTGTAATCATCTGTTCCACTTGCTAGTGAATTAGCGAATACAGTAAAGCCATTTGCGCCTTCGGCATCAAATGTTTGTCCTTTCTTTGCTGAACCAGCGTTTGCTAAAGTTGTTTCGTGATCCATCCAGTAGATGTATTTTGATTCATTGTATAAAACATCAACATAATAATTTGTTCCACCTTGGGAATTTTTACCATCTGAAGCTTGTGAAAGTCCTTCAAATGTTTCCAAGATTGTGCCTGCTGTACCTGTGATACCGCCATCTTCATCTAATACTACGATATGTAACTCGTCAAGTGAACCGCCAGCATTAGATACATCATCTGTAGTTGTAGGTGGTTGTGAAAAGTTAAAATAGTATTCCCAATGTCTTTTGAATTTCGCATCGTCCACGACAGCGTGTCGTAAACCACCTGTTTCTGTTTTACCAGTTGCAGGATTAAATCTTGCGATTGTTAGGACATGGGTAGCGATAGAAGTTACTTTGTAATGATATCCAGAAGGCGCTGCTGTATAATCAGAAGCACTTCCAAATTCTAAAATATCTCCAGCTTGCAATAGAGAGCCATCATCAACGGTGATAGTTGTATCGCCAATAGCCGCCGAAGCGTCATTGACAAGATTACCACCCATTTGATCCCCTCCAAATGCAGTTGAATTAGTACACATGGACACTTTTAAGTTGTTACCTAGTGTTCCAGATTCTCGAGCAGCCCAACTGCCTACAGAACCATCTCCACTAGCATAATTATCAGTATAGTGAGTAGTATTTTTAATCAACACAGCTGTGCCTGAAACACACGCATTAACCTGACCTGTAATAGGTCTAACCACTCTTAAAGCATTACCGTACTGAAGGAAGTTTGCACAAGTGAACCAAGATTCAAAGTTGCTTGCATTTGGTTTCCCAAATGTATCAACTAATTCCTTTTCACTTGAAAGCAAGGTTACTTCGTCTATCGGACCTTTTTCAGAAGTCAGAACTGCCCCAGCAATTGATGTTGAAACTGCTGGAATTATGTTCGTTAAGTCCGTTTCTTGTACGAGAACACCTGGTGATACTTGAAATGCCATTTTATTCGTTCTCCTTATAATTAAGTTTTTGTTTCAACCCTTTGACTAATATTTATATATTCGCAGTTTTTAATGTTCGCCTTTGCGTATTTCAACTGGTGACCATAACACTCCAGCGTCATCAAAAAAAGAATTATTCCTACCACTTGGATCATTCAAACCATCATCTATGAATCCAAAAGGTGCCATATCTTGTTCTATTGCATTTTGCTGATCCGTAAACATCTGTCCACGAACATCAACATCGGTCAATTCCTTAAAATATCGTTGATTTGCCATCCATGAAAAAATGACTAGACACATAACTAAATCGTCTGTTGCACCTGCTTCTGCTTCAAATGATTTTCCCTTGGATATAAATGTAGATAGTTCAGCAATAATATCAAAATCCTGAACGATTAGTTTATCTCCCTCAACTAAACTTTTCAGGTTAGAACAACCAATTTTTTTCGCTGCTTTTGTCATTCTCAATCCCAATTGATTGCCTCTTCCACTAAATCCACCACCCAACATCTGTCCTGAACGACCTCGTTGAGTCACCATCATCATATTGTCATATTCCAATTCATACATTAAACTATCTGCAACCTGTTGCCCCAAATCATTTATCTCTATTAAACAAAATGCTCTGTTATATGCATTACCAATTTTCTGTATAATATTCGGATAAACTATAGGTTTAATATTATTGTCCCGATACTTTGCCACAATTTTATAAGGAACTTTTGTAACATCACAAACAACTAAAGCAGAATAATCACTTGATATTCCTCTTGAAACATCCACACACATGGTATAAATATGACCCTTAATGGGCATTTCATACACATCTATATTATTACTTCGTTTTGGTTCAATAACTGCCATAGTCTTAATCTTACTAGCAGGTATTAATGTGTCAACACTACCCAAGAACTGACATTCAAACTCGGTCTGAAATTGCGATTCACTTGTATTTCGTATTGTCTGTTCTTTCCATGCCTCATCTCTTCCAGGCACTTCACTCCAATGAACTTCCGTTGGGATATAATCGTTTCTTTTATTGACCGCATCCATCCACAACTTATAAAACATATTCATACCATGGGGTGTAGAAACGATAATAAC